GCTAGGGCGAGATAGTGGCGCGGCATGTGTCAACCCTCCATCACGAAAACGCAACCATTCTCAACGTGCGCCTGATGTAGTTTGGAGAAAGGCCAATCCAGTTTGTCGCACAAAACGATTGCCGCGCTAGCGTGTGCGTCGGACAGGTTTAGGTCGTGCGGGTAAGGGATTGTGACGGACAGCTTGCCGCCGGACTTGGCCCAAGCCTTGATGCGGCCGGGGCGGCTATTTGTGGGGCCAAGGTACTTTGTGAAGATGGCGCAACGGTTGCTATCGCTGACTTCTGATATAGTGGTCATTGTCGTTCCCTTTCGTTCACTGTGTTGAATTGTGGAGAGTGTACAGGCGGTTTGTGCCGCCTGTCAAGAGTTAGTTGTCACTGAACTTCGATGTTGAACATCCAGCCAGTGACAGTGATGAACTCTTGCGCGTCCATATCCCAAGCGCGGAAGTGTCCATCAAGGTCTGCATCGGGCTTGACCAGCAGGTACAGTTCCAGACCTTCAGGCGCAAATGCGTGGACTTCCTTAGTGTAGCCGTCACGCACGGCGCTGTTGTCGGACGGGATGCCGTGGCGGATGTCGTCGACCGAGTGTTGCTTGTTCATGTGTCGTGCTCCTCTGTTGATATGTGCATAATTTCATAGGGCGCTTGCTATGTCAACAACTATTTTTTGTTGGCATGCGTTTTTTCTTCCTGTAGATTTGCACATATCAACAGGAGGGCGACAATGCGCGAAGTTATGGTTTACGGACTGAGGCAAGGCGAAACGGAACGCTACGCGGAGGAATTGCTTGCCGCGTTCCCGAACAACCATCTTGCCGCGCGGAATGTTGAGGCCGTCAAGGCCGCCGCGTCGCGTGACGGGTTCCACTCGTTCCGCGTGGCAAACTGGAATGGTGAGGCGCCGAACTTTGGCAAGGGCGTTTTGGGGTGGTCGTGGGGTGGCGTTGGGGTGACGACATGGGCAATGTCACAGAGCGGCAAAAGCCTTATGCCATCGGTTTATGGGTAATATGGGTATTATATTTCTGTAGGTCTTAAAGATAACTGATATAACAGTTGTTCTATAATTGTTCCGTAGGGAGTTAGTAGTAGGGGGATGTAAAATCTGTTGCCCATAGCACCCCACGCTGCTACACTCGCGCCCATGCCTACACTCCAAAACCTGTTAGAGATTGATGACGCCACTGAAGACGTGTTGCGCTTCCAGTTGGAAGGCTTGCGGGCATGGCGTCACCTTACGCAATCGCAATGCGACGCGGTCATGCAAAAACTGTTGCCCGCGTTGCCCATAGACGTGAAGGTTGAAATGCGCTCGCCGTTGTCTATCGTTTACGTTACCGCAGGTGCGACCAGGTTCCGCATTGCGCGACAAGGCAAGCTGAACCCCAAGCCTTGGAACCCGAACCCCCGGCGGCCTGCCCGCAATCCATGGGCAGACTGATAGCCATATGGCCACGAGCACCATTCCCGCCAGGCTTGCCTGTTAGGAATATGTTCCGGTAACAGGATCGGTTACAGTTTCTTGCTGCTGCGTTGCTGCGCTGCAAAAAATGCTGCGAGCGCGAAGGGAGGGGGGGGACAGGACCGAGCGCTGCCGCTGTTGCTGTGGCCAAGGGCCACAAACAAAATTTTTTATTTTCACCGCAACCACCCTATGGTAAGTTGCGTAAAGTCAACGGAGACGCATCATGCCTAAAGGTTTACCGCCCGCTAAAAAAAATGTTTTAAAGACCCGTAAGATGCCTGACGGATCGCAGCAGTATGTGCGCGGTAAGAACGCCGTCGAACGTGTAACAACCGCTGGCAAAGCGGTGATGTCCACCAAAAACCTCAAAGCGAAACAGATGCTGCTAAAGGTGCAGCGAGCCGAAATGTCTCCAAAAGCCCGCGCGGTCAGCGCGCAACAAGATGAAAATCGAAAGCGCATTGAACTTCGTTTTGGACGGCAACGCGCCGAAGCCATGAAAAAGAAGAAGTGACCTTCCAGTCTCTCCCCTACGAACCGCGTCCGCTGACCGCCACAGAGGCGCGTCTGGAGGCCATCTACAACGCGGCGCGGATGGGCCTCAAGGGCGACACGCTGGCCCTCGCTGCCGGGATGACGCCGACCGAGTACCGCAGGCTCTGCCAGATGGACCCGGTCGCGGAGTATGCCGAGCAGAAGGGGCGCGCGGACGGCGAGCTTGCCATGGCGACCGTGCTGAACGACGCGGCGGCGCAAGGGGACGCCAAGGCCGCGCTTGAGGTGCTGCGCTACGCCCACAAGTGGTCGGCTCCGCAATCGATCCAGCTCCAGGTCGAACAAAAAATTAGTATTGTAGCCGCTTTAGAAGAAGCAAAGGCTAGAGTTATCGAAGGTTCTGTGTTAGATACAGTTGGAGCCGCAGACGCGCTAACGTCTGACGGCTCCTTAACCAACCGTGATGAGGACGGCGGCTATGCACTCTCTTACACAAGATCAACTAAAGACACTAATCCATTATGACCCGCACACAGGGCATTTTACGTGGGCGATTGACCGCCCTGGCGGGCGCGTCAAAGCGGGCGACCGGGCGGGCACAACACACTATTCAGGATATCGGTACGTGACTGTTGCAGGCTCAACTGTAACAGAACATCGTTTAGCGTGGTTCTATACGCACGGCCGTTGGCCTAGTGGCGATCTTGACCATATCAATCGCGTTCGCCACGATAACCGTATTGACAATCTGCGCGAAGCTACACGGTCGGAGAATTGCCAGAACCAGCCAATACGCAAATCAAACAGAAGCGGCGTAACTGGCGTTTATCACCATAAAGTCAGCAATAAGTGGGCAGCCACTATAAACGTCAACAAAAAGCAAATGCATCTGGGCGTATACGATACGTTAGAAGAGGCCATACAAGTCCGCCGCAACGCTGAACTGGAACATTATCCCAATGCAAACGCCCATATATGACCCCATAGAAGAACAGAACTTGATGGCGACGTTTTGGTCTGCCGCCATCAAAGATGATCCGTTGGCGTTTGTCCGCTTTAACTTTCCGTGGGGCAAAAAAGGAACGCCGCTTGAAAATTTTGGTGGCCCGCGCAAGTGGCAACGAGAAGTCCTTATAGAGTTGCGCGACCACATTAAAGCCAACAATGGCCGCGTCGATTATGAAGTGTTTCGAATGGCTGTTTCGTCTGGTCGAGGTATCGGCAAATCAGCACTTGTTAGCTGGCTAATCCTATGGATGGTTACGACCCGGATAGGCTCAACTGTCATTGTATCCGCCAACTCAGAAGCGCAGTTGCGGTCGGTGACTTGGGCCGAAATTACAAAATGGTTGTCCATGGGGTTAAACAGCCATTGGTTTGAAATTAGCGCCACTCGTATTTCACCGGCCAAATGGCTCACAGATTTGGTGGAGCGCGACCTTAAAAAAGGCTGTAGATATTGGTCGGTAGAAGGCCGCCTTTGGTCTGAAGAAAACCCCGACGCATATGCTGGTGCCCATAACATGGACGGCATGATGCTGATATTTGACGAAAGTTCGGGCATTCCCGACAGCATCTGGTCCGTTGCGGCAGGGTTCTTTTCTGAGAACACGCCGCATCGCTTCTGGATGGCGTTCTCCAACCCCCGCCGCAATCAGGGCTACTTCTACGAGGCGTTCCACGCCAAGCGGGACTTCTGGCGCAACAAGACCGTCGATGCCCGGTCGGTCGAAGGTACGGACAAGGCAGTCTATGAGCAAATCATCCACGAATACGGGCCTGACAGCGTTCAGGCTCACGTCGAAGTCTACGGTGAGTTTCCCAGTGCTGGAGATGACCAGTTCATCCCCGTTCATCTCGTCGATGACGCCATGGACCGCCCCCGCTACAAGGACACCTCAGCCCCCATCGTACTGGGCGTCGATCCAGCGCGTTTCGGTGCCGACGCGACGGTCATCGCGGTAAGGCAGGGGCGTGACCTGGTCGCCATCAAGCGGTACAGGGGCGACGACACCATGGAGGTGGTCGGCCGCGTCATCGAGGCCATCGAGGAGTACAAGCCTGCACTCGTCGTCATCGACGAGGGCGGGTTGGGGGCGGGGGTCGTGGACCGCCTCAAGGAGCAGCGCTACAAGGTCAGGGGAGTGAACTTTGGGTCGAGGTCATCCAAGCCAGTCATGTATGGCAACAAACGTTCAGAAATGTGGGGGTCGATGCGGGAATGGCTGAAAAGCGCGTCGATCAGCCCGGACCGGACGCTGAAGAGCGACCTGATCTCGCCCATGATGAAGCCGGACAGCAAAGGGGCGATCTATCTCGAGGGCAAGAAAGAGATGAAAGCCCGAGGCCTCGCCTCACCAGACGCCGCGGACGCGATAGCCGTTACGTTCGCGTTCCCTGTCGGCTCACGAACCGAGCGCGTTGACAAGTCGCCGCGCAGGGCCTATGGTCAGTCCAGTGTTGCAACCTCTTGGCTAGGGTCAT